TTAAAGAGTTATTAACAACAGTGAGAAAGGAGTTGCAAGATGAATCTAGTAGTTGACCTTGAGACAACTATCCGCTGTCCAGTTGGTAACAACACAGGTAACCCCATGTGGCGTAGCAACAAAGTCATTGCCGCAGGTATGCAAGTTGTTGGTGGTGCATACGGTAAGGTGTATGCAAAAGAAGGTGTGGACTTAGACTCATTACGCAACATATGCGATAGAGCAGATTTAGTCATTGGTCACAACGTTAAGTTTGATTTGCTGTACATCTATCGTGATACTAGTAACAAGTTGCCACGTATCTGGGATACACAGCTAGCGGCCTACCTACTCAGTGGTCAGAAGCACATGTATGCATCACTAGATGAGTTGACAGCAGAATACATTGGTAATCACGCACTGAAGGATGACAAGATTAAAGCCTACTGGAAGGCAGGGGTACAGACAGAGGACATTCCTAAATCTGAACTACTAGACTACCTACGAGGTGACGTAGAGAATACAAGTGCAATTTTTCAAGCACAGTGGGCAGAAGCAGAAGGGTTAGACATATTGCCATTGATGTTCACACAGATGGACGCACTACGTGCAACCATTGAGATGAACCGTAACGGTATGCGTGTAGATTGGGACTACGTATGGGTGCAACGTAACAACTATGCGGCAGTGTTGAAAGAGGCACAAGATAAGGTTGCCGTATTAGCACCTGACCTAGATACAGCTAGCCCAAAACAACTATCACTATATTTCTTTGGTGGTGAGGAGAAGTACAAGGAGAAAGTAGATGATGGTTTTTATAAGAATGGTAACCCAAAAACTAAGACGGTGGAAAGAATTCGGAAAGTTGATGGACGATATTCCCCTACGGGGGAGTTAGGCAAGAGTGGCTATTACTCAACAGACGACAGTGTATTGAAAGATTTAGCCCTTAAGGGAGATGAAGTTGCAGATCAACTCCTCATCATTCGTGAGTGCAGTAAGATTAAAGACACCTACTACGAAGGTTTGCTAGCACTGCGCTTTCCTGATGACAACATCTATCCAAACCTTAACCATTGTGCAACCAAGACAGGGAGATTGTCAGCAACTAACCCCAACCTACAGAACCAGACAGATACAGGTGACGTTAAGCGAGCGTATGTCAGTCGTTACGGCCTTGACGGTCGCATTCTAGAACTAGACTACAGCCAACTAGAGATGGTTGCGTTAGCCTACCTAGCCAACGACACAACCCTCATTGACGATATTAATAACGGTCGTGATATGCACCGTGAACTTTACAAAGGAATGTATGGTCGGTATCCAACTGACAAAGAACGGAAACCCTTTAAGCGATTTAGTTTCCTCCTCGTTTACGGAGGAGGAGTTACTACACTTATGGCGCAAAGCGGTTGTGATAGAGCAACAGCTAAGAAATTTATTAACACATTCTACACACGATATACAGGAGTTAAAAAATACCATGAAGAAATAGTTGCCAAAGCAGAAGCTAGTGCAGTAGTGAGTTACGACCCAGAGAAATCTGGCCCTGAGTACACCTACTATCACACCAGCCCTACAGGAAGACACTACATCTTTAACAAGTATGCGAACGAATACAAGGGAGGTCTGTCATTCAGTCCTACCGAGTTAAAGAACTGGCCCATTCAAGGCTTTGCTACAGGGGATGTTGTCCCTATGATGGTTGGCATCTTGCTACGCAAGTTGGAAGAAGCTAAACTAACACCCGATGTGAAACTAGTAATGACTGTGCACGACTCTGTGGTACTTGATGTACCCCTTGACAAACTTGACGAGTGTGCTATATTAGCTAAACAAACATTGGAGGACGCACCCAAGTACATGAAATCTATTTTCAACATTGACTTTCCATGCCAACTAGGTGTTGGTGTGGATGCTGGATTAAACTGGCAAGACAAAGAACCATTACTAAAGGACTAATATGAGTTACATCATCGAAAACATCACAACTAAAGAAGTTACAACTAAGTTTGGCCCAAAGCCAGCGTACACCATTCATGCAAACGGTGAACGTTTCAGCTACGGCTTTAAGAAGCCAACATTTGCAATTGGAGATGAGATTGATTTCCAGTATACCGAGAACACCTACGGTAAGAACGTGGACATGGCCTCTGTGCAGATGCTTAAGAAGGGTGCGGGTACACCCCCTCCAGTTACTGCTACATCCTCTAAAGCCCCGTATAGCCCTCCTAGCAAGGTGTTTCCAATCCCTCCTCTACACGGTGATCGTGCCATTGTTCGTCAGAACTCCATCACTAACGCTACTAAGGCAGTGAGTGATTTTTGTGGTGCAGACGGTGGTTACCCTGAATCAATCAACGACTACGTTGCAATCATCATTGAAGTTGCACGTAAGTTTGAAGCTTACTCATGTGGCGACATTGACGCATTAGCGGCAGAGAAAATGGCGGCAGAATGAAATCCATTACAACACTTGTAGATGATATTTACAGTGTTATTAGCGGGGGCTTGCCCCCTGCTACTAGTAACAACAAGGTAGATGTTAGCTACGACAAGTGGTTTACACCACGAGATAGGGCACGTGAGGAGAAGATTTTATACTTCTCTGAAGTGGGTGACCCATGCCCACGTAGGTTGTGGTACAAGTACAACATGCCTACCATCGCTGAGAAACCAGACGGTAAGTCACTGTTAAAATTCTTTTACGGTGATGTGCTAGAAGAGTTAGTGTTGAATGTTTCTGAAGATGCTGGTCACACAGTGGAGAAGAAGCAAGAGAAGGCGCTATACGATATTGGTGATGGTTGGTATGTACGAGGCCGCATTGACGCTGTAATTGACGGTGTTATGGTTGACGTTAAGAGTGTGACTAAATATTCTGAAGAGAAGTTTAAGAACAACTTAGTGGACGACCCTTTTGGTTACTATCAACAACTTAATGGTTATGCTACTGCTCTTAATTATGCTAACGCTGGTTTTCTTACTATCCAAAAGGAGTTAGGCCACGTAAACTACTACCCAATTGAAGTGAACAAGAGTTTGTTCAAGATGCAAGCGGAACACGCCGCAGAGACAGCATCGTTGTCAAGCCCTGATACAATCAAGCGGTTAGATGGTGTGCCAGCTAGTAAGACAAGTAAGAACACTAAGTTATGCACCTCATGTAGTTATTGTTCTTTCAAGAAAGAATGTTTCCCTGAGATGCGTACGTTCTTATATTCAAGTGGGCCAGAGTTTTTAATTGATGTGGTGGATGTACCACGAGTTATGGAGATTACTAATGCAAGTAATTAAGGAGGCATGGGTGTTAAAACACCAAGCAACAGGGGAGTTTATGTGTACGCAGAACACTGCAACACCTAAGCTGTATGTGAATGAGAAGAGTGCTACTAGTAGCGCACGATACCATGCAGAATATTCCAACGATGGTTTTGTAGTTTACAAACCAATCAAAGCTTTTCTAGTAATTGAAGGAGATACAAATGTTTTTTCGTTTTGAATGTATTAAATCAAATGATGTAGATTTTCCCGGTGGTGAAGACTACCCATCAAATATGAAAATCGTACACGAGATTCATTTTGATGACGACACACGGTGGGATAATGTGATGTTGCAGTTTGCTAAGTTTCTAGATGCTGGCGGCTATGTAGGTGTGTATGAGCGAGTGTCTAATCGCCTTGATGCGGAGTGGGAAGAACTTAACAACAAACTAGGTAAATACGATGAAAATACTAATCATCCCGGATTGTCAGATTAAAGAGGGTGTGCCACGAGAGCACCTACCTTGGGTTGGAGAGGCCATTGCAGACTATCGCCCTGATGTAGTTGTGAACTTAGGTGACTTTGCAGATATGCCCTCCTTGTCAACGCATGATGTTAAAGGAAGTAAATACTTTGAGGGATTGCGTTACAAGAAGGATGTGGAAGTAACGAAGGTGGCTATGCAAGAGATGTTAGCCCCTTTGCGTAAGCTACAGAAGACGCAGAAAGAGACTAAGCACAAGGTGTATAAACCACGTATGGTGATGCTTCTAGGGAACCATGAGAATCGCATCGTACGTGCTATTAATAACAACCCTACGTTAGAAGGATTGATAAGTGTCAATGATCTCGACTATCAGAAGGATTGGGAGGTACATGAATTCCTCCATCCCGTTTTTATTAACGGTGTTGGTTTCAACCACTACTGGCCTGTTGGCGCTATGGGTCGCCCAGCAGGTACTGCAAGTGCTATTATCAACAAACTGCACATGAGTTGTATTGCTGGACACCAGCAAGGTAAACAAGTGGCGTATGGTAAACGAGCAGATGGTCAACCTATTTGTTCCATCATTGCAGGGAGTTACTACCTACACGATGAGAGTTACATGGACAAGCTAAGTAACCGACATTGGCGTGGATTAGTAATGTTGAATGAAGTTAATGACGGACACTTTGACGAGATGTTTTTGTCAATTGAGTATTTAGGGAGACGGTACGGTGAACTACAACGATAAGCTATGGAAGGTAAAACAATTTATTGAGGAGAACTTTGATGACCCTACAGAACTCACCATCGCATTAGGTTTGTCGGTTGAAGATTTTATTAACCTACTCCCTGATGTACTAGTTGCCAACTACAATAAGTTTTATCAAACCAATGAAACAGACGACACCGATTATGAAGAAGAGCAAACCGACTATGGAACTGGAGAAGATTGGGAAGAGTCGGCGTAAAGACGTTATTAATATTGAACGACAACGAGATTGGGTACAGGAGTTACAAGATTATGAGCAAGGTAAAACTGATTTGGAGTACCCCCGAGGGGGAGGATTTAGTAGCGTACATGGCTCGGGTATCTAACCCTGAGAACCAAGATAATAAGGAGACAGCAGGGAAGTTGGTTAAATATCTGGTGAAGAATAAGCATTGGTCACCGCTAGATATGGTTGACATGTGTGTAGAGATTGAAACTACACGAGACATTGCTCGACAAATATTGCGACACCGTAGCTTTTACTTTCAAGAGTTTAGCCAACGCTATGCAGAAGTGCAGGGATTTGAACGTGCTGAGTGTCGTATGCAAGATGAGAAGAATCGGCAGAACAGCTTAGAGTGTGAGAATCCTGACCTAGATGTGTGGTGGCAACGTGCACAACAGCGAGTCATTGACGATGCTGAATTCCTTTATAAGCAAGCTTTATCTCGTAACATTGCAAAAGAAGTGGCACGTAAAATATTGCCTGAAGGGTTGACAATGAGTAGGATGTACATGAAGGGTACACTACGTAATTGGATTCACTACATTGATGTACGATGTGACCCGTCTACTCAGAAAGAACACCGAGAGGCGGCGTTACTAATAAAGGAGCAACTACTCAAATGTTATCCAACTATGCACTATCTCTGGAACACCTAAT